CAGTACAGGGTAGAACCAGTAGTGGGTTGTCCCAACAACACCACGCCCAAGCTGACCGTGACCTGAGTAACCGACAGACCAGCACACGCCATCTTCATCGAGGACTATGGTGTAGTTGTAGGAGCCAGAGCCACCTAAGATCACCTTAGTGGCGTTAGTGAAGCCAGTTGTGCCCTCTTTCAGACACTCTTGGAAACCTGAGCGGTGGGTTGTGTCAGCGGCAACACCAAGACAACCGTAATCGTTACGTCCTGTTGCCCATACTGAACCATCTGTCTTGATGATATTTGTGCGTTGGTAATCAATGCTAGATGAGTAGCAGAACTTGACATTTGTCGCGGCAAGCGTCGGAGTTGGGCTCGTTGTCGTGCCACTATGACCAAGCTGACCGTAGTTGTTGTAGCCCCATGTGTAGAGGTTTGCTTGATCATCGATTGCCCAGCCCAGATCGAGTCCTGTGCCTATATCAACAATCGTAATGTTGTTCTGCACAAAATACATGATCTGCATCGGAATGTTCATCTGCGTGGCATTACCATGCCCAAGACCACCATTAGGTCCGTAGCCCCACGAGTACACGGTGCCATCATCTTTCAATGCATAGCAACTTGTGTATAGTTCACGACCACGAGCAATCTTGGTGATACCTGTCAGCAGAGGGACTTGCACAAAGTTGGTACGTTGAGTGGTGTCACCTTGCCCCAGTTGTCCATAACTGTTGATACCACAGGCGTGAACTGTGCCGTCTGAACACAACACCAAATGGGAAAGGCTATTATTGTTGGAAGGCATTGGGGCATAATCAATTGCAGTCTTACCAAACAATGAGTTACTGACGTTGTCTGAAGAACAATAAGGAACAGTAGTATTAGTGGTATTCCCCCTACCTACCTCACCATGATCATTCTCACCCCAAGCCCAAAATTTACCGTCATCAGTAATAGCTACTGTGGCGTAGTCATACTGACCACAGGCATAGATAACCTTACCAGCTTCAGGCGGGAAGCCCACCCGTATAGGGTATGACCGCGCAGGATTGTAATCACCTTGCCCAAGCATATAGCCAGTACCACGTCCCCACATACGTAAGGAACCGTCTGACATTACTGCCATACCTTTGCGGTACATATAAGGCATACGGTAGTCTTGAATGGCAACAGCCCTCATGCCTGAGCGTTGCTCTGGTGCGCCCCATTCAGGGAGTCCTGAGGTGCCCACTTTTAAAATTTGACCAGCGGTACCCACAGGTAGGGGTTGTAGTTGTGTACCATCGAAATAGACTAACTCCCCTACGTTTGATGAAACACTCTCAATACCTTGGGCAAGTAAATCCCATTTGGTAAGGTCTGTGGGATCCACACCTGTAGTGTTAGTTTTTGCGATGTACGTAGAGCCGCCAAACGAAATAACATCCTGACTCGCGTAAGCAGTTATTGCATTGTAGGCACCACGCCATGTCAGGGCTACTTTGCCCAGAGAAATGGTTGGCATATTTTTTCCTTAAAAGAGTACTGGTGAGGGGACACAAGAATATTCTTGGTCATCATCCCAACCTAGCTGACCGTTAGCGTTGTAACCCCATGAGTAGAGGTTACCGTCACCACACATTGCGTAGATGGTCTGGTAGTTTGCGGCGTCATTAGTTGTGCCAATGTACGTCACTTTCGTGATTGGTGCTGGCAACCGTGCGTGTCCGAGTGCGGGAACTGTCCACCCTGTGGTGGCAGAACCGTTACCTGATTGACCAGAGTTGTTCATACCAGACATATACCACTTACCGTCAGCGGTTAGAAAACCACACGACTTGCCGTGGCGACCACCGCCGGGATACAGCTTGACCACATTGGTTAGGTAGTCGGGGTAGACAGGGATCCACTGGTAGCTTTGTGCACTCGGTGTAAAGAGGCCGTCTTGGTTATTACCAATCGCCCAAACAGTACCATCAGCTTTCACGACCATCGCTTGGGAGTACCAACCGCCACCAACATAAGCATCAACCACGTTGTCGATACGGCTGTCCAGCTTAGGCACCCATGTCTCAAAACCGCCATTAGCGGGATCAGAAATGTAGTTTGTTCCAGTACTGTGGGTAGAACCATTTCCCCATGACCAGATACGCCCACTACGAGTAATGATCATAAATTGACGGTAGTGCTGGTTACCAGCGTTGACGTGTTCGTCTGACTCTTCAAAGACCAGCTTTACAACAGGATCGGAGGTGGATGGGTTCCACAACTGGTGCATAGAGTCTGTGTTGGCGCTGTTATTTAGACGACCAATAGTGTTCTGCTCACCAGCGCCCCACAATTGTCCCTTTTCATCAATCAGCCAAGTTGCGTGATGATAAATACCCCAGACAAACATATCGACAATCTTTGTGTCGATAGAACGTCGGACGATCTTAGGCGCGGCGTGGGTAGTACTTTGACCGTCTTGAGTCCCAGCACTGCCGTAGGCTTGGTAGCCGCAGTGATACACACGACCGTCTTCAGTACGGATCAATGTGGCGTTGTATGCATAGTATCCAGAACCACCCTTAACTTGAACCACTTTAGCATCGAGGGGTAGATCCCCCTTACCACTTATGAGCGTCGGAATGTTTACGTTGGTAGTACCAGTGTTTGCACCAACTTGACCGTAGTTGTTGTATCCCCATGCCCACAGCTTACCATCCGCATCGATAGCAAAGGTGTTGTAATAGCCTCGTGCGATCTTCACAATCGGAGGTGTGTTAGGAGGGAATGCCGCACGAACAGGTTTTGATCGGTTGTAAGTAGCACCATCACCCATGTTTCCATGCCCACCATAGCCCCACATACAAACTGTACCGTCGGACATCAGCGCGGCGGCTGTTTCACCTCCGTTACTTTGACCATTACAACAGCCGTTATCTATGTCTGCAATATCAATACAGGCTGAACTTGTGCGCCCTTCGCCGTAGCGAAACTCTAAGTCATCACCAGCGGCGTTGACGTAAAGCTGTTGATCCATAGCGCCCTTTAAAAGGGTGGCTTCACCGAATGTTGCAAGTTCCCCTGCTTGTACAGCGTTCTGTTGATCGGCTGTCATGCGTGTCCAGTAAAGTCCATCAAACACCTGTGCTTGACCCTCTTTCCGAACTACATCTCCTTTTGCGTATACCGCACCAGCGGCATAAATGCCCTTCCAGCGGTAACCAAGTTTTGTTGTATCTATCTTCATAACTGAATCACCAAGTTATTGTTTTGAACAGCAAGCGTAATGTTTTCTGCCATTGTCCACGTATCAAAATCCGCCACATCAAAATCTGCATCACGTCCATATGTCAGTTCAATTTCTGAACCCACTGTGCGTAACCCAAAAAACGAAGGTGCCGCCACCGATGCGACTAGCTCGTAGCCATCAGCAGTCGCTTTCACTTGTAGGAACTCTCCTCCGCGACCTGCAAGCTGATTTGGGATATTCGCGGCATCTAAAGCGTTTAGCACATCTTGATAAGAATCTTGTGCGGCTGTGGCGCTTGTTGAGGCGTTACCTGCCTGTGTACTTGCCGTGTTAGCAAACCCAAGGGAGCGTTGTGCTTCATTGTAGGCGCGGGTGGCTTCATTATAAGCGGTTACTGCGCTACCTGCCGATGCACTTGCAGAATTAGCGGCGGCGGAAACTGAAGTAGCTGTTTGAGCGATGACCCATTGACGATTTGCCGCGTCCTGACCAAGTACTGGGTCATTAACGTTTCGTATAATACGTCCCTGTGCATCAAAAGAACCATCAGTTGATTTGGCGATTGTTTCTGCCGTTTTATCTACAGCTTCTTGAGCGCCGTTGAACACCTGCGTTAATGCTGTGTCTAAGTCTTCCTCAGAAAGCACCGCACCAGCTACAAAGTCTACAGCACGTGTTTCTAGGTCTGTAGTACGTGCAATACGAACAATCACCCCGTTCGCAGGTACAACACCCAATGTTAGTGTTGAAGTGCTACTGAACTCAAAGTCGGTAGTCACCACCCCATTAATAAAAACGTTAACCTCTGAAGTTTTAACGTATGTGAAGGGGATGTTGTAGTTATTAGAAACCCCATCCCCGATAAATTCCTGATATGAATAAGCCATTTTTGCCCCAAAGAAAAAGGGGGCATAAAGCCCCCATGTTAGTTACCGAGTTGTGCAGACATTTTATTTAATATGTAGTTAGTACCATACCAGTTCTGAAGAGGTGTCAGCCTTGTTAACTGTCGGATAGTCCCCTCAGATGGTGGTTTACCATTAAAGAGACCATCAGAACCTGCGTTAAACAATTTAGAGGCACCCCCTAAAAGATCTGTGGTAGGTGACTGCATCATATTACCTGAGGTAAGCTGGTTAGCAAAAGCACCATAGGCACCAGAGAAACCAAGGTACCCTAAGGTTCCTTTCGCAATCACCGAACTCATGTCTAAGTTGTCTTTAAGATACTGCTTGCGTTTCTTTTCAGACATACCCGCCGCACGATTATGAATACCGACGTAGTAAACCATTGTCGCAATGAGTGCTTGAGACAGGATGATCCTTGCAGACCCCCCAGCATCACCATGTAGCGCTCGAACACCTAAGCGTTGCGCTTGTTGTTCAGATGCGGCAATAGGGTAGCTCATAAACTGAAAGAGAGTTCGCCCAACAGAGGTGCGGAGAAACCTATTAACAGAACTGGATGAAGTCTCTTGCACAGCATTGAGAACGTGTCTGCGCCCTGCCAAAGAGAATACATCATGCAATTTCGGGTTATCGGCTTTCCACTTATCTAGGTTAAGCGTAATCAGCTTTCCGCTTTTATCGTAAGCGGCGTGTTTACGGATCATCTCCATAATGCCATCGTAGTCTTTGGGGCTGATACCAATCTGCTCTAACTTAATGTCAGAATACACACGGCTTTTATCAGCACCCTTTTTCATAGCGGCACCAAAGAAGTCTTGTGCAAACATATACCCATCAAGGCGACGTAAGATTGCAGTCACGGGGAGCATCCCACTAGCCATAGCTGTTGCTTGGCGACCCTTCTGTAAGAACATATCGTGCCGATCAAAATCACTTTGTAGCATGGTATGGTCATGGTCATCCCAATGATTTCTACTATGCCCTGTGATTACATCGGTACCTGTACCAAACGAATGTTGTAACTCACGCACTAATGGGTCATCTAACTGCCCCTCTGCGGTCTTGCGCCACATACTGCGTAGCTCAGGTATTGTCCGAAAGATCGTCCCAACAGAGTGATCAATCAAGCTCCCTATCTCAACTAAAGAAGGTAAGCCTGTGGCACCCATAACTCGAATAAAGTTATAGTCGCGGATCCTCCGCATTGTTTTCTCGCCAGTACCAAATAAGTTGTCATCTTTTGCCAAGTTACCAGTTACTGAATCATACAAAAACCGTGCGGCGGCTATCTGATCTACAAAGGTATCTTCATCAAGCTCTACACGATTATCTTGATTGTACTTTGTAATATCTGAAAGCATCTCCTCAAAGCTCTTACCACCCTCTACATCAATACCATTACGCGCCAATCCAATTTGCCCACCCATTTGAAAGGTGTACGCTTGCATCAACTGCTCGATATCATTTTCAGTCATATCATCGATGTATCGTTCATCTAACTGCATACGCTTGCGTACTCGTGAGATGCCCTCTTTACCGACAGAGCTAAATTTATAGACACGTCCAATTTCCCGTTCAATCGCCGCAAACTCTTCTTCAGAAAGAGTCTTTTCGGCGCGGATAATATCGAGGACATCATCTACACTGTCTTGTGCAACCTGTGATACATTTCGCATTTGACTGCCTAATGAGCGCTGTTGCATCCGCTTCAGTAACGCCTCTGCGTAACCGCGACCAATGCGCTGGGCTACTTCAATATCCATCTCAGGATTACCTTTAGCGACAGCATTAATAAAACGCTCTTTAAAACCCTCTTTGCCTAGCTTCTGTAGCACAGCATCCATCGACACATCGTTGTAGATACGTGGCAAATAATTCTTTTCTAGCAGTTCCGAACTAAAGCCACGCACTTTGGCATCGAGAGCCATCTGCGCTACTTCATCAAGAACCCGCTTAGCATCATTTGCTGAGGCAACAACCAAAGGATCTGAGACATCCCCATAGCGGCGGTGTCGTGCGACTAAGGCGTTAAACTCCATTTGATCGCGCATAAACTGCATTGGGCTTTTGACCATACGACCTTGGCTCTTACCGTTCTTCTTAATCCACTCTTTCTGATTTAGCTGGTGCTTAGGTAACCATTGACCATCCTTCTTTGCTTGCACCCAATTACGGATTTCTTCCGCACTAAAGTTGGTAGCCTGTCGGTTGGATAAGCCAACATGGTTAGTCCCCAAGGCAAAGAAGATCTGGCGCATCGCACCAATCTTACTTTCAGCGCCTCTAGCTAAGGATGATAGGTTCCTGCGAACCGAGGCTGGCATAAATGCTTTCACACCTAATAAGAAGGGAGCATTCTCATACCGTGCTATGTCTCCCGTATCGATCCCTTGAACACCAGCAGGTATATCAACATCTCGCATACGTTCTAAGCGTTGGTTAAGAATAGCATCATATGCCTCTTCTTTACGCAACATAACGTGTATAGAATTATCAGCCTTCTTTCTTACCTCACCTAAGTACCCGTAGTAGTCTTCAAAATCTTCAGGCTTAACACCTTTACCAAATTTACTAATGATCTCATCGTCACTACCGTTGTCTAAAGTGTAACGGGCTTTTTGACGTGCCGCTTGAAGACGTGACAATTGCACTTGGATAGCGCGGTAAGTCATCCTCTTTTCCAGCGCCTCTCTAACAAGTTTGGCACCTGTCCCGCTTAACCCTTCAGTCATTGCAGACAGCGCGTCATCGGAAGCGGTTGTAAATACATCATTAATACCTAAACCGACTGGTGCTGGCTTAGAGCCTGTAGCATCCAATGTTTCTGCTGATGCCTTAGCCGCCGTGGGTGTCTTAATTTTAGCATCACCAAAGAGGTTTTCTAATGCACGACTACGCTCAGCTAAGGTCTCAGTTCCGATAATGGGAGCAAAGAATTGCTTCTCAGCGTGTGTTAAAGGTTCCCCTAATTGCTCACGTTTGTACAGAATAGCCGCGAGTTTTGTGGTGTCATGTCCTCGAACCATTCGTCCACCGATACCACCCAAACCACCTGCAAAGCCCATTACCATCGCAAAGTCTCCTGCGCCATAATCGGGCAGGAAGGCTTGGCGCGTTAGTTCAAAAGGCGCAGTTAATGCCATGTTAGCGGCGGCACCTCTAGCAAACGCGCCACCTTTAGATAATGCGGCGGTCTTACTTAAGGCGCTAATCGCCTGTGCAGACTGGTTTAATTTCAGAGCGTTCTTGGCGGCGACTGCCCCCTCCATAACACCAAAGCCAGCCTTAACTGCCGTACCCATGCCTAAGGTGGCTATGGTTGTTATTGCAAGCTCTGCGGGATCAAAAGCGGAAACCAGCGCCCCTGCGATAATTTTGGGGACTGAGGCGTTTTGCATCTTCTCCAAATTAGTTATACGCTGACGGGCGATCTGACTGTAATACTCAAATTCCGTATCAGTATTGGATTTCTCAATTACATAGTTACGGAATTCAGGAGGCATTGTATTAATACCCGCCTTGACTTCCATTTCTTCAGTAATCTCTTGTAATGGCGTACCTTGCCCTTGCACATTCATTAGCGGTACAAGATTATGTAGCCACTCATCAGTAGCAATAGAAAACGTCTGTCCCCATGTAGGGGCGGATGCTTCTTGGGCTTCTATTTCAGTTTTACTAAGATTATCAGCCCCATCAGCCAACTGAAGGTTGTCTGAAGAGAGCGTAGTGATCTCAGGGGTAATCCCAACCGCAGTTGAGGGATCCTGAGGTGATACGTCTGGTTCCATATAATTTCCTTAAGGTGCTACATCCTCTAAATTCTGTTGGCGGAGCCTTTCACGCTCTTCCATTCTAGAACGAGGTTTAGTACGTTTGTGATTAGCCCATTCTCGCGAGAGTGTGCCTATTTGCTTTGCGGTGTAGGTGCCTGTGCTGAAGACAACTCCACCATTAGTTGTCCTAATCTCAAACTTTTTAGGATCTGAGATACTCTGTGTTATGAATATCTGACTGTCTTGCGCCACATCAGGGTACTCTTTTCTAATTCTATAAAGCACCATCTCGGCGGCATCATTGATGCGGTCGATCTGTGAAGAAGCTGAGGGAATCTGTGACGTTGTGTTACCTGATAAGTCATTTAACCCCGACAAGGTGTTCATGTTTAACAGGACTGCAACATCATTTTGCTGTGACAGGGTGTGTGAGCGCCCAAACACTTCTAAAGCTCTTGTCTGTGCCTCTTCATCACTTGTGGCGGTAGCGCGGTGCAAATTGTATAACTGACCAAGCCGTTGCGAGATGTAATCCCTATTAATGATTGGATCTTCCCACCATAAGATGCCATCAGGGTCAAACTCACCAACTATTGAATCTGTCATCGATTCCAATTGCTCAGCCGTTGCTTTCTTACCTCTACCTTGTTTCAAAGCAGAGAGATTACTTGCTATATCTTTCGCTGACACACCATCCGCCGCCGCCATGTCCATAGCCTCATACATATCAATATGTGAGGCGCTCATTTGCGTAGTTAGGATTTCTTGATTGCCCATAGCTTTCAGCTTACGGTAAGCCTCTAGCCCAGCGGTTACTGACTGCACAGCCGCCGAACTTTTCTCTGGATCCATAATATCATCTAGAGCGGCGGCACCAGCTAAAATAGGGCGCTGGATGACAGGGTCTTTGTGGTGGGTCAGCACATCCTCGTAGATAGAAGGATTACTTCTAGAAGTTTCCAACAACCGCCGTCTTACTTCAGCTTCGTTTAGAACTTGATTACCCTTACTGTCTGGGTAAGCAAGAGCACCAATAACACCATTGTTTTCGAAGGCATCAATCACAGCCTTATTTATCGCCTGATTCTTGAGGTTTGTGTCATTAAGAGAAGTGGCTTTTGCTTTAGCCGCGTCGAGCTTTTCCGCAAGAAAGTCAGGCTTAATACCTAATTTTGAAAGGACAGGCATCCACTCGTTGGCGATCTTGGATTGAAGTTCTTTTACGCGCCCTTGTCGTACAAGCTCATCAGCTTGGACTTTTATCTTAAAGGTAGCCCCATAAGATAACCGATCAGAGCTGTTCTTGCGCATCTGGTTAAGAGGTACTTCATAGTCAGGGGTATTGGTTTTATCCAAGCCCTTGGCTTTAAAGTACTCCAGCATATAGTCGCTATCGCTATCGGCGCCGACCAGCGCAAATACTTTATTAACCTCGCTACCGTCCAACTTGTGGACTGATGGATCACCCTTCGTACGGCGAGAGGCGGTAAATATAACATCCAACTCACTATTAAACTGCTCTTGAGTTAACTCACCCTTTTGCATTTTAGCTAAAAGATCATTTGCGTTTGTGGAAACAGCGGCGGCAAACTTCTCTTGCCCTGCTTTGATACCTGCCACACGTGCAGTATTCGCGGCAGAGGTTACAAAATTCATATTTAAGTTATTCAGCGCACTTGCGAGGAAGGGATTATCCATTCCTTCATAGCGCTCACCAAACTTCTTTTGAATGTGTGCCGTCGTTTCTTCAGGGTTTAAGCCATACAACTCAGGCTCTATAGAATTCTTAAACCCAATGTAGTCGGCTGAAGCCGCAATAGCGAGTTCATCCTTTGCAAATTCAAGATCTTCCCGCTGTTGTTTGTCGGTCATCTGCTTTAGTGCAGGGGTTACTGTATTCGCAAATACCCCCTCCAACATTTTAGCCCTCATCTCCGCTTTGGAAGCCTGAGGTGCCTCTGCCTGTTTAAAGGTTTCTACAGGGGCGGCTTGGGGTTGGAGTGCAACTTGGGGACTCGTCCCATTAACTTGTACTCGTGCCATTTTTATCCTTATTTAGAAAGAGCTTCACCGGTTAAAAGCGCGGGTCATATTCGCCCTACCAGAGGATGGTAACGCGCTACTTCCGCGTGTAGGTATGCCGCTTTTAACGTTAGCAATATCCTGCTGACCCATCGAAGCCGAACCGTATGCCATGCCAGCATTTATCCCAATTCCAAGGAGGGCATCGGTTGCTGAGGGGGCTGACCCCTTTTGCACGGAGTTGACTCGTGAGGTGAAGGTTGACTTGGTTGCTTCTTTATTCTGTTCAATTTGGTTTTTTGTCATATCAAAGTTACGAGTAATCGTACCTTGTTGGACTGTTGTTTGACGGGTTAGGTCAGCAAGTAAAGCAGAGACAGAGTTACCTGAGACACCTGCTTCACCTGCGGCGGTTGTGGCAGTACCGCTATTTCGCATTCCTTGAACTAAGGCGGCAAAGCGCTGTTGCGAGGCGGCATCCCCTTCCTGACCAATCCGCATATTAAGTGCGCGTTGATCATCAGTAGCCGCTGTACGAGCGTTCTGTGCATTTTCAAGATACATTGCGTTCTGCCTGTTCGCTTGTTCAACAGCGGCGTCTTGTTGCATTATTCCTTGGAATACCGCCGCCCCTGCCATCGCTTCGGGAGTACACATTTAGAATCCTTTGTGTTTAGCAAATTCTATAAAATTAGTGGGATGAACACCATAATCAGGGATTTCTCGTATGAACGAAAACCCCATCCATTTGAGCCATCTAATGCTCGTGGTATTCCCCGCGTAAACGTAGTTATACAGGAGGTCATAGCGCTCGTTCATGCGCTTGACCCACTTCTCAGATTCAGGAAGAAACTGTTTAGTTACATCCCGTAATTTGTCTGATGCTAACAACCACGGAATACCCACCTGCGGTGTGGCTTCTCCAACACCAAACATCCCAATGACCTCTTTGTCATCATCGAGGATGGTGTTGGATTCCACACTTAACTTAAAAGACATGGCAAGAGCATCTAGAGGTGACAAGCCGTGGCTATGCCAGACCTCTAGTGCATCTTGCTTCCGCATTTTTGGGGCGAGTACCGTGATATCCTCTTTAATAGAAGGACGGTAATAAGCCATTTAATTCCTTGTTGATCGTAAGGTGTAGTAGCCTTCCCACTCAGCCGATTGGAAGGCGCAGGGTAAGAATGAATCACTACTGATCTCAATCTCAACCTGATCACTTTTGGCTAATACGGGAAACTTGAAGGTGCCTGACTCGATTGGCAAAGCGCTAATCAAGTTATTGCGTGACCCAACAACTCTACCAGTAAATTTTAGATTTGAAGGTGTTCGGCTTTTAGGACGAACGGTCACCTCAAAGTAGCCTGTGTCGTAATACACGAGAGCAAAGCTACGCATCTGCAAGCGACTGATTGTTATTGGTTCATTCTCCCGCTTCACCACCACCTCTGATAAGGTGTATTTAAAAGTGTACGGGACACCTGCAAACACCACACCTCTTGCTAAGGCGGCATCTAACTTCTCTTCCCAGCCAACATCACCTTGGGTAATTACAATGCCATCAAATGAGACATAGATGATGTTTTGAGACGTGTAAGGTGGTCTTGCACCAACCTCAGAAAGCATCACTCTACGATCTAAGTTAACGCCAAAATTATTTACGGTGTACTGGGTCGCCTGATCTCGTGAGAGGTTAATACGTTCCAAATAAACACCATCAGCCCTCTTAATAATTAGAAAGATGTCGCTCATGTTGAAGTCTACATTCAGAACCTCACCATCAAACTTCCATTCTGACCAAGAGGATTGTAACTTTTCCTGTGCGCCCCAGTAGTAGCGGTACACGTACACTGTGCTGGGATCTGTTTCAGACAGCGCCAAGAGCATCTCTTCGTTAGAAGAGGCGGCAAGGCGTTTAACTTCCCCTTGAATATACCGTGGGCAATGTGAGGTAATCTCCAGCGCGTTAGTAGTAGTATCAGAAGCTGTTTCAACGAAATACTCTCGAACGCCTGACCAAATACCTCGGCGCGTTGCGAAAAACACAAAGCGACCAATACCCACAGGTTTTGCGCGGAGGGATGCCTCAAACTGTGTTGCCACATCAATAGCTACGGTATCTGGGGTGAGTAGATCACCCGCAGTCAATGTAAACTGTGTTAAGTCGGAGAACAGAAGTAAGGTTTTGTTGAACGGCACCGCGTGACGGAGAATAGACACTTGGTTGTTTGATACCGCCACGTCAATGGGGTTTGAATCCAAGATCGTTAGCACAGTAGTTGCAAAGTAGTTGTAGTACTCACCCGCCTCCGAAAAGATAACATTCTCATCCGCAAGTAAACCAAGGCGGTTTCGGTGCAGGAAAATATCATTCAACGTTTTCCCCACAAAAGATGGGAACGGGTTTGTTTCATCGTCCCCTGCTTGCCTTGATAACCATTCTGCCTGTTGAAACACAAATGATCCGTCAGGTTGCTTAACCAATTGATGAGGCATTGTTGCGGGGTCAAAATGTGTTTCCAACCCTGCGGCTACGCTTTCTTTCCAAGTGGGTGTACCACCTGTGTTATCGTCGGTAAGCGTTACATAATAATCATCCTCCTGAGCTTTAGTATCTCCAATCACTTTGATACTAAAGCCTAGCTCACCTTTTGGAGGCAAATCATAGAAGTCTGTTACCTGTCCTTTAAATCCTTTTACAAAGGTGTCACCACGGGAGTCTTCGACACGCATTGTGAACGCACCACCATCAATACGTTTGATATAGAACGTGCTACCATAATTTGTTAATGCAAATTTGGCTGAGGGTAGGTTAGCCACAAGAGCGTCGAACAACCGCTTGGCAATGTTGTTAGTCTTAACATCTGATTGGTTGCTGGATACGCTTGCATCGAATGTGGTGTATGAGGCGATTGTAGTTGCCCCATCGTATGTCAATGTTACTTTATAATCTGTTAAGTAGTCACCCTGCCTAACATACACTAGCGCCTCTTCAGGACGTGTAGGGGAGATATCTGGTAGCTTCCCAACAGTAACTGTTTTGTTCACAATAAACGTGTAATCAGCGACAGATGTAACGGTTACTTCTGTGCTTGGATTTACGAGACCTGATAAGTATGATGCATTACCTGTTACTGCACGTGATACACCTTCTTTGTCAAACATTCGAATAGTTGATGGCGTGATTATAAGGGTATAGAATTCCTTTTCATCACGCCGAATAGTATGAATAAACGCATTATCAAAGTCTACTGCATCAGGTATCTCTGCGATAAATTCTGAACTGGGGCGCTTACGTAACCCTTCAACGACTGTCGATAGCCCATTCTCCTGCAACTGCGCCTGAGTTTTCAAACGGAGAGAGGGGGGCTGTTGAGATACGCCGTTGACAAGGTTTGGGATGGATTCTGAAATCAGCGGCATATATCAACCTTATCTTGATTTATTAGATATAGACCTGTCGAACACACGTGATACGGCATAGTTATCAAATATGGTGTAGTCAGCAGTATCTGCCTCCATATCCTTTAACTCGACCAAAGCACGTAGCTCATCACGCTCTTGGAACCCATGCAATTCTGCGGATCCTACAGCGCGGTCTTGGAAAACTCGTGCGCCCTTAAGCGTAATGAAACGCCGAGCGGCTTCTGGCAACTGCTCAAAATCTAACATGATTACCATGTCAACTTGTACAGTACGCCCAATTTTGAAAGTATGCTTTTTACGGTCATAGAGCTTTGACCCGCGTTGAACCAAATCGAATTCACGTTCTGATGAGATTTGATCAACCTTTAAGCAGTTTGCAGGGAGAAGTAGCTCCCCAGATGCCAATGGGACAATCCCATAGGAAGGTTCTGTGTTGAAGTGCCAGCCTTGTGATTGAACATCACGGCTTGTAGCGTTTAAAATTGTCTCAGCCATCTCCGCATCCACTAGACCCGATGTTAACGAGTTAACGGGAGATTCACCGATACTCGAAAGCATGATGTTGATGGCTTCAAGTTTAGTGGTTGGTGTCATTCATAACTCCGAAAAAATAGGGGAACCCCTTTTACAGGATTCCCCTAAGGGTTTAGGCGCTCGTCAGAGCAATGGCGCAAGCAGGACGCAGGACGTTATGTCCCATAGCGTACTTAGCGACCATCAAGGTGCCTTGACGTTCGATCTGATACTCAGCCTCAACACCCAGATCCATCAACTTGACGGATGCGGCGGCATCGGGGGTGAAGATCAAGCCCTTGATTGAGCTAAAGTCAGCCTTGTACTTACCAGCACGGCTAGTTGTGATTGGAGCGGTATCACCGTCAGCCAGTGCCAATGTCTGGTCAGTCTGAGGGAGGTGGTTGCTCATCATCACACGCAGACCAGCAACAACAGGCACCATAGCACCTGCGGTAGAACCTGCACCACCAACATCACGGTTCAGCCAAGCGGCTTTGGTGACATCAGAGACATTCAACAGCGCGTAGTACTGCACAGGTGGCAACACGATAACAGCGTTGTCGGTAGGCACGTTCTTCAAAGCGAACTCTTCAACTGCCTTGTAGATTGCTTCAACAATCTTAACAGGGTCGGTTGAATCACCTGCAACGGCACCAATGGTCTGGTTTGCTGTGTAGATTTCGTCATCAAACTGCGCACCGAACTCGGCGGCGGCTTGTGTGCCGTTAGTGATGAACGCGGCTTTTGCAACGGTACGGAATACGTTCCGATCAGCTTGACGTGCCAATGCCGCACCAGACTCTTTAGAGTAGATACCGCGCACATCAAAGTGGTTCATTGCCTCATCGATGTTTGCGATAAACACAGGGCTGATCAGCAAGTCATCAACGGTGACAATACGCTCACCATGTTTTACACCCGTTGGATCAATCATAGTTCCGGGGGTGTGATATGTCGCAGAGGCATAACCTGTCAGCGGAAAGCTGGCGGATTTACCTTTGGCGATGGTGCGCACACGGTGCAAACCCATACCAATGTTGGTGTGCTCAAAGCTCGTGAGAACTTCACCAGCAAACAATTTTAGAAAGAGGTCGCGATCATCGCCAGCGGCGTTAGTTTGACCAAGACGGGAGGGGGAGTAATCTGGCAAAGCCATAGTTTAGTTCCTTACAAAAAAGTGGAATGTACAAAAATAGAGCAGATGCTCTGGTTTTTAACACTCAGGCTTTCTTGCAATGTCTCGACACAGGATTGTCCCCCGCAGGGGGTCTAGATCTACTGTATTGCTTAAAATTCTTAGTATTAAAAAGAAGCCCCCACGGTTAGGCGGGGGCTAAAGTTTTTTCAGGAGTTACAGGATGTTGGAGTTTCTCAAACGAGAAGCCACCATCTGTCGGAATGCAGGGTCGGAAGCGTACTTCGAGTCTGCCATGTCCCGCGTCATTTCCGCGATAGACTGGTAAGACCCCGCTGAAGTGGTATTAGTCTGACCATAGGTCATGTTCCTAGGTAGACCACCCATATCAGATCGGTAACGCGCCGCTAGTCCCTGAATTGCGAACAAGGCTTGATCCATATCATTGGTGTTTAGATTGGCATTAAATGCATCAATCTCACCTTGGCTCAAGCTGTTCTGTGCCCAACTAATCATGTTTGTATATTCAGCCTGACCACCTACAGCTTGGAAGGCGGTGTCCTGCATATCAGCCATGATAGCTGTCTGACCCTCGATGTATTGATCAACAATACCCCGTGGGATGCCGTTTTGTTCTAGTGTTGTGTATGCATCATCAGATAGTCCCCCATTTTGGTAGAACTCTTGTGCAAACGCATCAAAGTTAAGGTTCTGTTCCGCTAGGTATTCAGAAACCTCAGGTGGAGAAAACTCGTTGGGATCGAAATCCTCATCTGTTTCGTTTGTTTCCTCATCGTCATAGTCATCTGAACCAAGCCTGCGCTCTAATTCAGAATATGCTTGTGCTAAATCTTCCGCAGATTTGAACTTCTCTGGTAACCATTCTGGACGATCTGAACCAGCAGAGGCAGGGGCGGGAGTACCACCCTCTGCCACACGGATTAATTCCGCTTGCTGTTCAGCAGTCTCTGTAGGTTCGCCATCAAATGTGTTGATGTCTTCCACAAAATACTCCTGATAATTTTTTATTTACTTACTTGCTTTTGAGTAACTCAGATAAGCCACGCCCAGCCCCATACTTTTTGTATGCCGCAGAACCTGCATTATCGATGTTGCCCTCAAAGAGGCGCTTAAACGAACCTGCAAACCCTTTAGAGGCATCCTTGTTTGAGGCGGCTAAGCCAGCCTTTTTAAGTGATGCATCTGTTAGGTCAGCCTTCATTACGTTGCTCGTAACATTGCCGAGACTAGAGACGCTGTCACCTATGCTACCACTAACAGACATACCTGCCTTTCGTAAGCCTTGCCCCACAAATTTAACGGGCGTTTTAGCGGCGGCTGACGTTGTAGCGGCGGCTGTCGTTTTAACGGGCGTTTTAGCGGCGGCTGACGTTGTAGCGGCGACTGCCGCTTTAACGGGCTTAAGTGACCTAGCTTGTCCACCTTCCCGTTTTTTCTTACCACCAACATAATCAGGCGTTTTTCTGACGCTGTTATTGCTGTTAAGACCCTTGTTAACACCTTCTTTAATACGTGCCGCACCACGTCGAGCGTTACTCGCGCTAAGGGTAGGGGAAGATGCTTTTCGCTTCTTTAACTCCGCATCCTCATTGGTGTTTAGACCTTTGGAGTAAGTTGAAGCGTTGAGCGCAACAGCCGCACCTCTGGCAAGTTTTATCACCCGTGCTAATATACCCGCTTTACCTCGCGCTTTAGGGGCGGGAAGACCCCGTTTTACTTTAGGTACTTCTTCTACCGTCCCCATATCTATGGGTTGGCGACGCATGTTTGTGCTAACCTGCGACCCTTTACCGTTATTGCCCAGCTTTAGCTGAGCCGCATTTATAGTTGTCATGTTTAACCCTGTTTCGGCATCATGCCTTGTGCCAACTGAGGTGCGGCTCGTTCAGCCATACCTGCCATTGTTTGTTGCATGAGTTGTTGTTGTTGAGCCTGTTGTGCCGCCTGAGCTTCCATTGCTTTCTGCTCTGGGGACTTAATAAGCCCTTCTGTCTCAATACCAAGTGAAGCACCTAGACGATTAATATAGTCATCGATGTTCATCTCACGTGCCAAGATGTCAGCACCAAGTGGTTGTAAGAATTTTAGGAACGTTGCTAACTTATTTAAGTCCTGCCCGCGACCAAGTGCCTCAAGACCTGTGATGATCTGTGGCTTTACAGCCTCCTTAGGCATCATGGGGATTTTCCCCTGAAGCTCTAAGCGGTTCATCACCAGCTCAATAAAAGGTGCTTGGAGTTCTTGGCTAAGAATTGAGTAGACACCACCTAAGGCGCTCTCTAGTTCCTGTGCCATGAAACGCACTTCTTCTGCGGTTACGCGCTCAGCATCCCGTTGAACGGATGTATTTAATAAGAATGCAAATGCCATTCGCTCAGTAATTTGACGGGAAGTTTCCTGTGCTACTGAGAAATCGTTTTGCTTATTAAGCTGAAGTACAGAGACATCCTCATCAGACCCCTGCACGAACGCACCATTAGGTGCTTTAGCTAGGGCGCTCATCTTGGTTGTACCATTTGGGCGCACCAAGAATAGTAACTTAGCCGCCGCCGCCGCACCTTCAACAATAGCCTGTGTTAAAGACTCTAGGGACGCGAGGTCACCAAAGTACTCTTCTACATATCCTCGCCCATAATCCTCACCATCCACGCGAATAAAACGTAATGGGATAAAGGGTGTGCGATCCACGGCAATCTTGGCATAACTGCCTTTTACTGCGGTACCTTCTACTTCTTGGATTAACTCCCAGTAGTCTTTGACCAGCACACACCGTGTGTATAAATCTACGTTGGCTTGATCTGTACTGTTTGGCTCAGATAATACCGCCTGTGCTTCAGGAGGTAGCGCTTGACGTGCTACAGTCTCTTTTGTGATAACTTCTAATACATTACCCATCGCATCACGCTTGACTACGAAACGGTCTAAGCGAAATACGCGAATACCCCCTGTCGGTGGTACAAAGAGCAGGGCATTGCCTGTGACAATTAAAGAACGTAGTGCCTCATAGATTGGCACCCGTGCCGCTGTAGTCTCAATCTCTTGCATTGCTACTCGTTCGATCTTAGCAAGATTAGCTTCAATCTCGCCGCGCTTCTGAGGCGCAATCATCTGAGCAGTTTGTTCATCTATCGAAAGCCTGAAGAACGGGGCATTCGGCGGAAGAAGAGCCAACAAAAGTTTGGACGCTAGGTTGTTCGTCCCTCGTGCCCCTACCGATTGAAACGGCGTTGGGAAATCTGTTGAAGATGTACTCCCCGCCTTGGGTAAAAGCGTTGGAATTGTTAGTTCAGCCGCTCTACGCCCCCGTTCCAAAAATGGCATACGGTTAGCCTCTAATTGACCGTACCGATGGGCAACTGACTGAGGGGATCCACTCATCAGTTGTGATTGCATTTTAGCCTCTCGTAGTTGGGATATTTAACCCAGAGGAACCATCGCCGCCGACGTTTGCACGATCAACTTTAAGGCTCACTTTATAAGAATTCCGATTTGCACCGTTGGCGCGTCTATTCGCCTGATTTCGGGATTTATCATTCGCACTTGATACTGCTGGGGCACCACCGCCACCTGCACTACCACCTGCGCTACCTTGACTTGCTGGGGTCGGTGCCCCTGCCGCTTTTTGTTGGGAGCCGCCGCCGCCGCCGCCACCCCCTCTACCACCACCACACATACGCTTCTCCTTATGTTGGTATATTTAGACCCGTACCAGAGGAGATTTGAGAACCAGTATTGGTTTTCTTGGAATCAACTCGGTAACGACTTTTGCCTTGGGCAATTTCTGCGCGTGACTTTCCTCGCTTGACCTTTAAGTCTGGCTCTTTAGAGGCAACAGGTGCCGCCGCTGGCGCAGGTGGGTCAGGAGTCTTTGGAGTCGCAGGTGCATCCATTAGACACATATCAGTCATCCTGTTCAAATAGGTTAATTATAAAATCAACAACACTCCGCTGTCCTTGAAGGTATGCTAGATCTCGTTCAGTTAGTGACGTAGATCGTGGGAGTGTGTCGGGATACGTTTCATTAAGAAAGGCTAATAGCTCTTTAGAAAGAGGAGGCTTTCTTGTAGGATAGTTCATAGTAAAACGTCCGATAATGGGTTACTTACTAGCTCCAGCCCCAATCTCCTGCCATTCCATCTGAGGAATAATCGGTGACTGTGCCTTCAAAGAAGTTTTTGAAACTGTCTCCAGAAATTAACCAATCCAGCCAAGGCAGGGGGTTCTCTGGTACTTCCCAATTTGGCTTCAGCCCAAGCTGGGTCAGGCGGCGGTCTGCTAAATATCGAATGTATATTTTGACATCGCTTTTTTCCAGACCTTCAATCGAACCATCAAGTTGATACGCCAAATCAATAACCTTATCCTCCAGAGAAACAGCATCTCTGAACATTTGGTAAATGCCTTTTTTAAATTCATCTGTAATGATCCTTGGGTGTTCTTCACAAAATTGGCGGAATAATTGGGTCATTCCTTGGACGTGCATTGTTTCATCACGGATCGACCACTCAACGATCTCACACATTCCACGCATCTTCCCAAACCGTTGGTAGTTTAGAAGCATCACAAACGCTGAGAACAGGCTCATCCCCTCGTTACACGCCGACTGTGCTAACGCTTTAGCCAAACCAGTCAATGTCGAGGTGTCCCCGTTCTGCATGAATTCGATTTTTTCACGCATCTCATCATAATCAAGGAATGCCCCATACTCCTCTTCAGGAAGCCCAAGGGTGTCGTTTAGGAGTGAGTAGGCGCGTTGGTGTACAAACTCTCGATTAACAAACGAGGTAAGCATTGCGCGGATCTCGTTGTTGTGGAATTTTGGGAGGAATAAGTTGATGTAGTTGCCACCTACCGCAACATCTGACTGTGTAAACAGCCGTAAAATCGAGGTAATGTGTTTCTTTTCGCTGGTGGATAAGTCACCATTCTTCCATTGTGTTACGTCTTCTTGGAGCTTGGCTTCCCATTCTCCCCAATGGATTTTTTCATGTTGTACTGCTGACTCTACAGCCCATGCATATTTGAAGGGCTTGTAGGTCATTGATGGTGCAAGAAGGCTCATTTGCTACCTTTATGTTTCAGGAATTGATATAAAAGATGCCCAAAGGCATCCACTTCTTGCTCACTATGCTCCGTCTGCCCCATCGTAAATTTGATGGCGTGGACTAGCTCATGGCAAAAAGTTTGCTCTTTTGCTTGTGTGTTAAGTGATTTACGCAGGGTGATAGTGAAGGTTTGTGGATTGGTACAACCTAAGTCCTCCATATCCACAACCTCCACTACCCTCCACGTACAGCCAGCTAACGCAAACTGTTTTGGTATCATAGGTTATCCATGACAGGCTAAGCAGTCCTCAGCGTCCCTAAGCGCGTTGCGCGAGACCTTTTGAGAAACCTTCTCAGCTACAACACCCGCACTTGTGCGGAGATAATACAGCCCCTTTAGCCCTGCTTTATAGGCTCTAAGGTGTACGCTATTTACATACGCTTTGTCACTTCCTTCTGGGAAGAAGAGATTGACGCTCTGTCCTTGACATACATAGGATTGGCGATGACCTGCTTGATCCACAACCCACCCCTGATCTAATTCAAAAGCCGTCTTGAATACGTCCCGCTCCCAATCAGACAACTCTGTTAGGTGCTGGATGGATCCTTGGTTCAGTATTATTGAACGCCACGTTTCAGGATCGTCCAAACCGCGTTCAACGAGGAGGGCTTCGAGATGCTTGTTTTTGACCAGATGCGCTCCTGCACGAGTGCGATGGGTGTAAGCATTACTCTTCCAAGGCTCGATACTAGGAGAACACCCAGCAATAATACTGCTATTAGCATTAGGAGCAATAGCAAGGAGGTGAGCATTACGCATTCCAGTACCCACCATATCGCTTGCCTCACCACGTTCTTTACCCAAACGTAGGCTTGCTTTAACCGCGTCATCTTTGATCCTTTTAAAAATTTGACGATTAGCAGATACAGCTAAGGGGGACTCCCAAGGGAGCATCTGCTTTTGAAGATAGCTATGAAACCCCATAGCACCCAGTCCTATGGATCTCTCCATCTTGGCGCTGTAGATCGCACGTTTAAGGGACATGGGGGCGTTTTCGATAAAGAACGTCAGAACGTTATCTAGAAACTCCACAAGATCCTCCACCATTGTGGTGTCTTTCCAATCATCATAGAACTCTAAGTTTACAGAGGACAAGCAACATACTGCGGTGCGGAACTCATCCGTGGCGAGGTGTATCTCATTGCATAGATTACTCCCGTTGATCCTTAACCCTAAGTCCTTTTGGGTCTGGGGTAAGGCGGCGTTAGCTGTATCAATAAAATTCAGATACGGCTCACCTGTGCGAAAGCGTACCTCTAAGATGCGTGTCCACAACTCTCGTGCGTTGACAGTCTCACGAAGGGTCTTGTCGTTTGGATCTATAAGATCCCAAGACGTACCGTTTTCAACGGCTTTCATAAACGCATCAGTAATGTTGATTGCGTTGTGTAGATTAAAACACTTTCTGTTTGCATCCCCACCTGTAGGTACTCGGATGTTTAAGAATTCAATAATGTCTGGATGGCTGATATCGAGGTACGCCGCGTAGGATCCTTTGCGGGTGGTTCCTTGGCGGTACGCAGTCATGTCTGCATCCACAGTCTTGAGAAAGGGGATGGGGCTGGGAGCAACGGCACTTGTTGACCGCACAGCGCTCCAATGCCCTCCTACACCCCCACCTTTTACAGACAGCCACCGCAATTCTGTAGTGTGATCAATAAGTCCCTCTAGAGTGTCAGGAACAAATGTAAGAAAACAGCTAATGGGTAGCCCACGGGTTTTCTCATTAGGGAGTGGGGCATTTGATAAGATGGGTGATGAGAACATAAACCATTGCTTTGATGCATAGTCATATATTCGCTGAGCCAACTCTTTGTTGTTGTCGCTGAAAGCTACTGCCGCTCGTGCGTATGCCTCTTGTGGAGACGTTTCGGTGCTAAGCATATAGTAGCCCTTGAGAAGGGTGGATGCTTGGTCGCTGAGAAGGCTGTCGCGGCTCAGGTTAATGTCGAGTCCTAGATGTTTCATATTTTAACGGTAGTCCCCATCGCCTTTGAGAACTCCACGTTCCTTTCGGTCATGTAGTTTGATAATATTCATGGTGGCTACCTGTTGCATTGTGTAGCCAAGCTCACGGCACGTTAGCGCCACAAACCACATAACATCCCCCAGCTCCTGAGCCGCCGCCTCTTTGTCGAGGTCTTTATCTTTTCGGAAAGTCTTGGCTATTTTACCGCAGAACTCTCCCACCTCAGCCGCCATACCTGTGCTGAGATACTCCATTGCTCGTTCTTTTGGGTAAACAGCGGTCTTTGCCGCCATTTGCTCGTATACCCCAAAGTCTTTTATATCTATTTCTGAAATCAAAATGTTGCTTCCTCTGCTTGGTCTAAAAAATTATGCTCAATCACTTCCCTAGCTCCTGACTGCTGTCGCGCAGAAGACTCATCCGTGTTTCTTTGATGAGACGCTTTAGATAAAACTCAGCCTTTTCAAGATCTTCTAAAGGCTTGCCCTTGTACTTATGTCTGGTGACATATTTTATGATGTTACCAGAAAGGAAGCACATCTTGTTACCTGCGATAAAGTCGATAGGTTCAATACTGCCCTGTGTGTAATGCGTAGGGGTGTTTATTACATCTTCCATAAGCTGATTTCTCCTGTCTTAAAGTCATACTCCCCGTGGCGTAGGATCCGTGCCATACGTGCCTGTAAAAGCGCCTCATCTACCGTCTGTCCCGCCTTTAAAAACAAAGCGACAACAGCTTCCCATGCTTGCTCAATGTCAGAAATCATGTTGAATTTTGCTAAAGCGGCTTTTGCCTTAACTGCCCCAATGCCAACACAGCCTTTGTAGTTGTCTGTGGTGTCACCAGTTAGCGCTTGGATAAGGAAGTTGCGGTTTGCCTCCGCCTTACTGATGTCGATGATAG